AAATCTTTTCTGATTGTCTAACCAGTTCTTTAATCCACTGAACTGTTTAAAGTAATCAGAAATAACAGCACTTGCTTCATTCATACTAAAATACTTTCCACTATCTTTGGTAACTTGTTCACTAATCTTCTTTGGTCCAGCTCCATACATAATACCAAAGGTAACAGCTTTTGCCATTTGTCTTTGTGTTCCGTATAGTTCTGCCACTTGATCTACTTCACAAGGTAGATTGAAAACTAACTTCGCAATGTTACTGTGAAAGTTTCCACCGCTTTGGAATACCTGCATGAGATTTTTGTCATTTGCAAGTACAGCAGCACAATATACTTCTGCTGTTGTTAAGTCCATTGCAACTATCTTGTTACCTTCTGCGGCTCGTATGCAACCTTTGACGATTGGATTATCTCTTGGTATTTGTTGCATATTCATTTTACCACTTGATGAAAGTCTGCCTGAAGTCGTGCCATGTAGGTTAAACCCTGTGCGCAGTCTACTATCTCTATCGAGTTGTGGGTATATCTTATCAAGATATGTGGTTTTAATTTTTACTTTTTGTCTTATATCAAGTACTAATTGTGGTACTGGATGTTCTTCTGCAAGTTGTCCTAAAACTTCCGCATCAGTTGAATCCGCACCCGTGCCGGTCTTTTTACCTGTTGGTTGCAATCCAATATAATCAAATAACAATGATCTTAACTGCATTGTACTGTTTGGATTGAAATCTTTACCTTGTGCTTTTTCAAATGCTTTGATCTCTGTAAATTCATATAGAGACTTGATTGCTTGATCAATTTCTTCTTGCATAAGTACTGTAGACTTCTGTAATCTTTCTTTGTCGAAAGGCACACCATTGTCTTGTATGTCTGTTAGAAATCTTGTGCCTTTGAGAAGTATATCTCTATATACTCCATATAATCTGTCATTCTTTATTAAAGCTGTGTGAAACTTATCATAAAGAAGAAATGTACAGACTGCATCCATGGCTGCATAGTCCTTCATAATATCAAATGGAATCATGTCCCAAGTGAAACTTCCTTTGAGTATGCCATTCTTACGGCAATAATCGGCTATCCACTCATACATGGCTTTTTCATAGTCACCATATGGAGTGTATTTAAGGGAGAGTTGTTTTAGCCCATGAGTACCAGGATTCTCGTCTAACATATAATGAAGCAACATAGTGTCTTCAAAATTTGGAAACTTAAATCCGAAATGATACTCAAAGAAAGCCAAATCGAACTTTGCATTATGAAATACTACTTTCTTTGTATCAAACAGTTTCTGTAGTAATTCTTCTACTTCTTCATTGATACAGTCTGTATCTATGTATGCACCGTGTTCTGGTTCATACGATAAACTGAGTCCGAGCATATATCCATCTCGTGGATATAATCCTGTTGTCTCGGAGTCAAGTGCGATGAAGTCATAAGGAGCATCAAGAGCTTTCTTTAGAAATGCTAATGCATCTTCAGTTTTAGTGATACCATAGGCTTTATCATTTCCTAACTTCTCTTGTTTAAGTTCTCCTTTTATATACTTCGTTATATTACTTGATGATTCTTCCCAAGTCTTTTTTGCCTCTGGTTTGAAGGCAAGCATTGCTGGGTTTATTACTGGTAGAAACTTATCATCAATGACTCTACCACTATATTCTGTTACTGAATTTTGATTTGTGAAATACTTTAAACTTTCTGAACCGACAAGTACAATCCAATCATAGTCATCTGTATTAATATCGATATCACAATCTCGTTTTAATACTTTCTTGATGGTTGGATCAGAGCATAGTGCGAATCTATCAAATTCGAACTGATTATCAAATAACTTTACAAAATCTTGTCGGCTTGGTTTGCTTTCTATTAATGCTACTTTAGCCATATAAACTCTCCTTTAATTCTTTTACTTTATTCTTTGTTAGTGCGCCTGCATCCCCTAAACTTTGTGGTATTTTTACATTTTTGGATATTATTTCTGCAATATCACACATCTCTTGTACTTTTTCAGATGCTTCTTGACCTGCTATATCTGGATCAAATAATATATCTATACCTGTTACTCCTGTCATTTTTAGTAGTTTTAACTTTTCTACATCTATATTTCTTGTGCCAAAACAACATACAGAGTTTTCTAATCCTTTATCGTGTAGATTTAGTACATCAAATATACCTTCTACTAAGATTACTCTTCCTTTAATAGGTCGGACTTGAGCAGGAAATAATGGAAGTACTGCTTTTGGGGGATGGATTATATACTTCGGTATATCTGTAGGAGATTGAGTCCTACAATTAAAAGCTACTATTTTTCCTGTCAAGTCCTTAATAGGAAAAGAAAGACGTCCAGTAAATGGTTTATCGGGATGGATAAAGCAATCAAACTTCTTGTATGTCTCTGGAGATATTTCTCTCCAGTTACCAACGTAAGGCATAAAGTTGTTTGGCATCTTTAAACCTACAGAAGATGATCTCTTTTCATCTACTTTTCTTCTTAACTTTTCTCTACGAATATCTAATGGGTTAGAAGGAGCATCAAAATGGTTGAATAAATTACCTTTAAAACCGCAAGAAAAACAATTAAATACTCCTGTAATTCTGTCAATTCTCATACTTGGATTGCTATCGTCATGCTCTGGGTTTAGGCATGATACTATTGCATCTGCTGGAGATAACTTATACTGTATTTTTCTTTCTTGTAATAATTCTTCAACTGTCATCGTTTCTATCTTTTCTAATTTCTACCCATTCTTCTATCATTCGAAGTTCCAGTCCATCTTCATATATATCTCTAAATTCATCTAAAGAAGGCAAAGGTAATTCCAAAGGCAATTTCCTACAGTAATATGCATATGCTTGTTTTAGTTGTGATTCTGTATATAATATCATAAGTCGTCTACATCCTCACCAGTTTTCATACTACTTTCCATTGCTTCTTTTTCTTTAGGATTTATTTGTGACTGAGGTCCGATCTTTAGTGTTTCCCAGTCAACAACACTACTAAAACTTCTCATTTCATTACTTCTCATTTTCACACAATTAAATGTCATACATTCATCTTGCTGTTCCCATGTTTCAAGAGCATAAGCTGCATCAGCAGCATCAAGTATACCCTTTGCAAAACGAGCTTCACCACTCGCATCTGTTTGATAGGGTGCAAAGAACATTGTTTCATATTCCTGTGCATAGAGTTTCATTTTCTTACTAACTTCAATTTGTTCTGTCCAGTCATACTGACCTGATCGACTTGGTGCATTGTGGCGTTTGACTTGGTTTAGATAGTCTACTATAACTACTCCTATGTCCAGTTGTCCGACTTTTTTGTCAAGTTCACTTTGAATCTTAGAAAGAGTCAATGCAGGATCATAGATAACATCAATTTGTTTTTCTTTATCTAATTCCAATCTTGTAAGTTTTGCGTGGAAGTCATTAAAGTTTCCTGTTTTTTCAAACTCGGGAAGTAATTCATGTCCACCTTCAAAACGGCCTGCCCACCAGCCTGCAACTCTTGACCACTCATCTTTAGAAAGCATTTTACTACGCAATCTTTTGAGAGGAATCTTTGTTGAGACTGAGCATATTCTTTGTAGAATTTGTCTACTATCCATTTCAATAGTAAAGTATAACGCACTTCTACCAGAATCATATACATTGGATGCAAGATTACAACAAGTTACAGACTTACCTGAACCACGTCGCCCACCTACAAGCACCAAATCTTTGGGAGAGAACTGTATCTGTGAATCATATTCACTATTGAGTCCTAAAGGTAAATACTTCGATAGTTCTTTGTCATCTTCGAATAAAGTAATTCTTTGCATACTTTCTTCGGGTGGTTTGACATCTACCTTTTCACTTACCCTTAGAACTATTTCTTGTAACTGTTCTATGTTCTCCTCTGCTGTAGCCATAGCTACTGTTTTATCAATATACCTATCTAATTCATCCAATATTTCTATCTGTGCATATTCGTTCTTTAGATAGTCAAGTAAAAGCCACGCGTCTACCTCGACATCTATAGATTCGATTGCAAATATTTTTTCTTGGAGTTTTCGATCTCGCACTTCGTATTGGAGATCTTCAAATAAAGGTAGGTCTTGATAGTTTTCTATATGCTTGTCAAGTATTTTGAATATAGGTTGATAATCGCCAGGTAAGTAATGTTCCTTGAGCTTTGACCAAGTATCTAAATCTTTCTGTACTATAATCTGCTTAAGTAACGCACTCGCAATATTCAAAATAACTCTCCCAAGTATAAACTAAAAAATGGCGAGGGAGAACCCCTCG